ATCATCCGCAAAGGCTCACGTCTCTACTGTGCCGCCTGTCACAAGACAGGTTTCGAGAAGCGGCTGGAAAAAGAGCGGATTGACGAGATCTTTCAGGAAGCCATCGCCGCTGAGTGTGAAGCACATGAGCGGAAAGTTGAGCTTGCCAAGAGGCGGAAAAACCGCAAAAAATGAGCGATTTGTTAGGGCCTATGGGTTCTTCTGTCCCTCATAAAGGACGGGACAAGAACGCCCGCCTTCTGGTCAGAATGATCCGCATGGGCTGGCTGCCACCGGCTGACCGGCTTGAAGAGGTCAGACAGTCGATAGAGGATGTTGCGATTGGCAGTCAGGACGACAGGGCCAAGGTAGCCGCTGCCCGTTTGTTACTTGACGCCGAAATTGAAGCCACACGTCAAGCGGAAAACATTATTGACGTGACGGTGGAAGATTATGCTGAAATCCCCGAGCCGACAGAACCGGAGTTTGATTAAGCCCCGGTTCATTGATTTCCTACGCAAAGCCAGCCCGAAACACAGCTGGCACCCGCCCCATTTGAAACATTGCCGCCGCAAACTGGATGCGGTTTCCTGCGGGCAGATCAAGCGGTTGATGCTCTTCCTGCCACCACGGCACGGCAAGAGCGAACAGGCCACAATCCATTACCCCGCTTACAGGCTGCTCAGAGATCAAAGTCTCAAAGTTATCATCGGGGCATACAATCACTCATTAGCCTGCAACTTCAGCAGGCAGACCAGACGACTGGTCAAAGAATTTGGCTTTCAGTTCGCTGGTGATTCCAACAAACAGAACCAGTGGTCGAGTGTCCACGGTGGCGGGTTATATGCCGTTGGTGTTGGCTCAGGGGTGACTGGTTTTGGTGCGGACGCCATTGTGATCGACGATCCGGTCAAGAGCCGTGCCGAGGCAGAATCACCCGCCTATCGGCAACGGGTCTTGGACTGGTACCAAAACGACCTTTACACACGATTACATCCCGGTGCACCCATCATTCTGATTATGACCCGGTGGCACTCGCTTGACCTTGCCGGTCAACTGCTTGAGGATGCAAAAAACGGTGGTGAGCATTGGGACGTGGTGAGCCTGCCCGCTATGGCAGAGGCCAACGACCCGCTTGGCCGCCAACCCGATGAACCGCTCTGGCCTGACAGGTACAACGCCCAAGACTTCAACCGAATCAAACGGGCCATTGGCTCCTATGCCTTTTCGGCACTCTATCAGCAGTCACCCACGCCACGGGATGGCGGCTTCTTCCGGCCCGAATGGTTCAGGATTGTCGAGCCTCAGCCGCGTACCGGCCTATCATGCCGGGCCTATGACACAGCCGCCACACCCGGTGGTGGCGATTACACCGCTGGCGTCAAGATCATTAAAGACGGTGAAAAATACATTGTCACGCACGTGACACGCGGGCAGTGGTCACCAGCTCAGAGACGGGCTGTTCAGCTTCAGACCGCTCAGACCGACGGGCGTGAGACAATCATCCACCTTGCCCAAGACCCCGGTGCCGCCGGTGTCGATCAGGTGGAGTCTGACATCCGCAACCTGACCGGATTTGCGACCACATCCAAGCGACCGACCGGCTCCAAGGAAGTCCGTGCCATGCCGTTTGCCGCCGCCTGTGAGGCGGGACTGGTTGAGCTGGAACGTGGCGAATGGAACCGTGCCTTCATTGACGAACTTTGCGGATTCCCCACAGGTCAACATGACGATCAGGTGGACGCCGCCGCCGATGCGTTTAACTATCTCGCAGAACACCAACCATTCCGATGGGCCTGACATTGCCAAGATTTCCTTTTAACCTGTTTTCCAAGGCGATCCCCGCCGCCAGTGTGCCCACAGGTTCCGAGCTGGACGCATCAGCATGGACGGTGGATGTCATCAACAGCCTATCAGAAGAGTACGCTGTCCTTGCGAAGCCCTACACGGAAAATCCGGTGGTGCGTGCCGCTGTTGAGGCCATGCGTCGCAATGCGGGTAAGGCAACGATTCAGGTCGGCTATTGGGACGATGACGGCGGTTTTGAATGCGTTGACGATCACCCACTGACTCAGATCTGGGGTTTGCCCTCGATCGGTGAATCTGACCTGAGCCTCATCGAACACTTCTACACCAGTTTACTCGAAGACGGCAATGGTTTTGCCCAACTGATTCAGGACAATAACGGCACGGTGCGGGAGATCCAGCCCCTGCCGTTTGCGTGGTTGCAGAACCCGCCGCAGACTGTCCTGGGGGATTATCTGGGCGGGATTGATCTGTACAGGTTCAGGGGCTACGACTGGGGTCGGCATTACGAGATCGAGACGCCCGCCGAAAGTATGCTGCATCTCAAGACAGGCCGGTCGGTGGTCTCGATGGCGTTTGGCCGGTCACCACTGGAAGCGGTGCGGGCTGAACTGGCACTGATTAAACTGGTGTCGATCTATGAGACAACGATTCTGAGCCGTGCCGGTGTACCGAGCTGGCTGGTGAGTCTGTTGGGTGTGAGCAGTTCGGCGTTAAGTGCTGATCAGCTCAGTAAGCTCAAATACGACTTGAAAGGCTCAGTATCTGGTAAGCGAGTTGGCACGCCGCTGGTGTTTCCCGGCGGCGAGATGAAGATTGAAACACCCGGCTTTTCACCACGTGATTTGTCTGTTCAGGAGTTGGCCGAAATGGCCGTGGCCCGTGTTTGTGGTGTATTGGGCTGGGCACCAATGAGCCTCAAGCAACCTGACACGGGCAAAACCTACAGCAACCTGATTGAAGCCAATAAAGCATCGTGGCGGGATGCGGTGATACCGTTTCTTGAGCTGATCTCAGCACAACTGACAAGGGTTGTCCGCACGATGCCGATGGGGTATGGCGATATGGTGATGGCCGCCGATCCTGAGCTATCTGTCCGCTTCAACTTAGACCAAATCGAAGAACTGGCAAGCGATCAAAAGGCCATTGCGGATCGGGTGATTGGGCTGGTCAACGCCGGGATCATTACGATCAATGAAGCACGTGCCGATCTGGGTATGGCTGAAAATGAGGCCATGGACACGCCAGATGAACAGGCTGAGGACATAGCCGAAGGCGAAACCGCAACCACCGAAAACATGCCACAAGAGCCTCAAGATACGCAGGAGGCTGACGACTGATGCCAGCAGCACTCTACAACATCACCGACCTTGAGCAGGGCGTGGACTGGTCGCTTTACCTGACTTTTCAGGAGTCAGATGAAACGCCCACCAGTCTTGCTAACTGCACAATCAAAATGGCGATCGCTGCCAATTACACCGCAACACCCGTTGCCAACCTGAGCACAACATCAGGCGGCATCGTGATCACTGACGCTGCCAACGGCACAGCCACCATTAGCCTGACTGCTGCACAGACAAGCAATATTACGGCAGGCAATTACCTGTACGATCTCAAGTTGATCAATGCCGCAGGTGTCACGGATCGTGAAATTCAGGGCGGTGTATTGGTATCGCCACAGGTGACCAAATGAGCCAATCACTGATCATCCGCAAGACCACTGGCAGCAGCCTGACGGTTGTCCGCAACGGGGCCAGCTCGGGCGGGTCGTACACCCTCTTACCTGCCACGGCGGGCACATTGGGCGGTGTCAAGATCGGCTCAGGTGTGGCAGTGGACGGCACTGGCGTGATCACGGTCACTGCCTCAGGTATCGGCTTGGGATCGGTGGATAACACCTCTGACCTTGCCAAGCCCATATCGACAGCCACACAGACGGCACTTGACGCCAAGCTATCGACCGCCTCAGCCGCATCAACCTATGCCCTGCAATCGACCACAATATCCCCAGGCACCGGCCTGACGGGTGGCGGATCGTTGGCAACAAGCCGCACTTTGAGCCTTGCCAATACCACGGTCACAAGCGGAGCCTATGGCAGTGCGACGCAAACCGGCTTTTTCGAGGTTGATTCACAGGGGCGTCTGGTCTCAGCGGGTAATATCCTGATCACGCCTGCATGGTCAAGCATCACGGGCAAGCCCACCTTTGCCACGGTTGCCACATCGGGATCTTATGCCGACCTCTCAGGCAAGCCAGATCTTAGCGTCTATCTGACGACATCCACAGCAGCGGCAACCTATGCGACGATTTCAAGTCTCAGCAGTTATCTGACAACGGCAACAGCGGCAGCGACCTACGCCCTGTTAACCCGCACAATCACAGCCGGAACCGGCCTGTCGGGTGGTGGCGATCTCTCTGCTAACCGAACGCTGAGCCTTGCGGCGTCAGGTGTGACGGCTGGAAGTTATGGTAGTCAGGCCCAATCGGTCACACTTGCGATCGACACTTACGGGCGGATCACAGCCGCTCAACAACAGACAATCTATGTCGATTGGAATGCAGTAAGTGGGCGCCCGCCGATCACCGAATCAGCAGGCACAGCACTCTACAGCGGAGCCGCCAATCTTGCCGATTTTGAACTCATTCGTGCCAAACTGAAA